TGAAACAGGATCGGGTGGAATCTTTGATGAAAAATGGTTTAAAGTCGATGACGAGCCAGAAGAAGGTAATTATGTTATTGCTGTTGACCCAGCAGGCTATGAAGCTATAGAACAAGAAAGGAATCTTAAAAGGTCCAGGCTAGATGAGACCGCTATTGCTATTGTAAAGATTGACCGTGATAAGTGGTGGGTGAAAGACATCATGCATGGCAGATGGAACATCAAAGACACCGCTAAGAAGATATTAAAGTCAGCTATTTTAGTAGAAGCAACAACAGTAGGCATTGAAACAGGCGCTTTAAGAAACGCTATCTTGCCTTACCTTGAAGATGAGATGAGAACGGAAGGTCAATGGGTCAGTATCGCAGAGCTTCGTCATGGTGGTAAGAAAAAGAACGACAGAATTACCTGGGCATTGCAAGGAAGAATGGAACACGGTCAAATAACTTTTAATCCAGACAAAGATTGGAAAGCATTTACTAATCAGATGATGGATTTCCCTAACAGACTCGCACATGACGATTTATTAGATGCTTTAGCCTACATAGATCAAGTAAGTGTAGCGGACTTTGCACATACTATTGAACTGGAAGATGATTGGCAGCCATCAGACCCAATTGCAGGATATTAATATGATAGATTTTGATTTTGAAGATTTAAGTGATGCAGAATTACATGAAATACTTGTTTACTCTGAATCAGAGATGAACTTAGAGACTCGTTATGTTGTAGCGTGTCAAATTATTGCTAATATGATTGAAGATTTAAATTTTGAAACCTTTTCTAACTCTGAAATGGTAGATATGACTATTTGTAAAATGTTAATCGATGGATATGTCGAAGTCGAACAGGATAAGCGTAAATTACATTAGAGCAATCTTTGTTTTAACCGCCCCTAACCCCTCACTTTAATTAAATGTCCTCTATATGGGCATATATGGAGTTATAAGCCACTCTATAAGGTATAATATAGGAAAACTTTTCTAAGGATATTATTGGTGAACCCTTTTGAATAATAAAGAAACAAAATACCAAGCTTTAGCATCATGGCTTAATTATCGCCTAGATGGATGGCGCACTCACAGAGATATTAACTACACCCAAAACTGGGATGAGTATTATCGCTTGTGGAGAGGTATATGGTCAGCCGAAGATAAAACCAGGCAGTCTGAAAAGTCAAGAATTATAGCCCCTGCTCTTCAGCAAGCTATTGAGTCAAGCGTAGCAGAGCTAGAAGAAGCTTCGTTTGGTCGTGGAAAATGGTTTGACATCAAAGACGACATGCTTGATGATGATCCATCTGAAGCGGAATTTATACGCAACTTACTTCAAGAAGATTTGGAAAAGACTGGTTGTAAAGATGCCATCTGTGAAATCTTTTTGAATGGGGCAATTTATGGAACGGGTATTGGTAAAATAGTTGTCGATCAAACGATTGAACGCTCCCCCTCTGAAGTGCCGATTCCTGGCACTCTTACCACTAAACGAGAACTCGTTGAATACCCTTCCATTGATGTGCGTATAGAGCCTATATCTCCTAAAGAGTTTCTTATTGACCCTTCTGCTAACAATATTAATGATGCACTAGGCGTTGCACATGAAGTTATCAAGCCTAGATACCATGTTATTGAAGGAATACGCTCTGGCGTATACAGAGATGTTCCTATTGATGGTGATTATCAATCAGCTCGCTTTACTTACGATCCAGAGACTAGAGGTTCTGATGAATCGGACTCCGTAAAGATTACAGAGTATTGGGGTAAAGTACCAAAGCGTTTTTTAAAGGCTAAAGCTGATAAAGATGACTTTGAGTATAGCAAATCTGATGAATTAGTAGAAGCTGTCGTTACTATAGTAAATGATGAGTACATCTTGCGAGTAGAAGAGAACGCTTTTATGATGGTAGACCGCCCTTTTATTTCTTATCAACATGACTGCGTACCAAACAAGTTTTGGGGTAGAGGCGTTTGTGAAAAAGGCTACAACCCACAAAAAGCATTAGATGCAGAACTAAGAGCAAGAATTGATTCTTTAGCTTTAACTACAACGCCAATGATGGCTGCCGATGCAACTCGCATACCACGAGGACACAAATTTGAAGTTAGACCTGGCAAAACAATATTAACTAATGGCTCTCCTAGAGAAGCTATTATGCCTTTAGACATGGGGCAAACTGATCAGTCAACATTTATGCAGGTAACAGCGCTGCAAAACATGATTCAAATGGGTACTGGAAGCGCAGATACAGGTAGTGCAGGTAATGATACTGCTAGTGGTATGTCAATGATGCAGTCTGCTTCTATTAAAAGGCAGAAACGCACCTTAATGAACTTCCAAAATACATTTCTTATACCAATGATTAACAAAGCTATGTATAGGAAGATACAATTTGATGTGAACCGTTACCCTGTTACTGATTATAAGTTTGTGCCTTACTCAACAATGGGCATTATGGCTAAAGAACTAGAGATGCAGCAAATGGTGCAAATGTTACAAGCTGTTCCTAAAGACTCACCTGCGTTTAATGTTATTTTGTTAGCAACATTCCAAAATTCTTCTATGCACAATAGAGATCAAATTGTTAATGCGCTTATGCAAGGTGATGAGCCTGATGAAGAAGCACAAAAAATGCAAGAAGCACATATGCAATTAGAAATGCAGCAGCTTGAAGCAAACATACAAAAGACATTATCTGAAGCTAAAGAAGAAGAAGCTAGAGCTATGAAACATCAATCAGATGCAATGAGCAATCAACCAAATGACATGGATTTCCAAGAGAAACTACTTAAATTACAAAAAGATCAAATTGGATTGCAAAAAATTGCTGCTGATATTGAAAACAAACGCAGTGAAACTGCTCGCAACATACCAGAAGTAGAGCATCTTAAATCTGAAACTATATTAAACCTAGCTAAAGCTAGAGAAGCTGGTGCAAAAACAGTTATAAACGGAAATTTCCAATAATTAAAAACCTTCTATGGCCAAAACAGATGTACAGTTTATAGAGGACAGGTTAGCAATGATGGAGTCAGATGGATGGCTTGATCTTGTTGCTGATTTAGAAAACATTCAGACTAATGTAGTAGATATCGACACAATGTCTGATGAGAGAGACCTTTTCGAGGCGAAAGGGCAGTTAACTATCATTCGTTTTTTATTAACGCTTGAGAACACAACTGAAATCACTTTGGAACAATCTCAAGAAGAGTAATTTTTTTAAGACTCCAAAATTTACATAACTTCATAACCCTACTGGGCGGAGACCACAAATGAGTATAGTAGTAGACACTGCACCTTTAGATGCAGCACCAATAACAGACATCCAGGAACAATTTACAGAAGATACAACCCAAGATTTACAGGCTGGGGAAACCCAACAACCTGAATCTATTATTCCTGAGAAGTATGCTGGGAAAACAACTGAAGATTTAATAGAGATGCATCAAAATTTTGAAAAAATGCAAGCTACGCAAAACACAGAGTTAGGCGAACAGCGAGCATTAATACAAACTTTACAAGATGCAAAAAAAGCAGCCGAAGCTATTTCACCACTAGAAGAAGCAGTTAATTTTGAACAAGATTTTTATAGTGACCCTGCGGATGCAGTAAATAAAGCTATAGAAAACCATCCAGAATTAATTGAAGCAAGAAAAGAACGAACAATCCAGGCACAACAACATCAAATAAATGTTTTAGAGAAAGCATATCCAGATTGGAAAGCAAAAGTTGCTACTGATAGTTTTCAAAAATGGGTAAGTGAATCAACAATACGAACTGAGATGTTTAAGAAAGCAGATAATGATTATCGACCTGATTACGCAATAGAACTCTTCAGTATGTACGATCAAGTCAACATGATTGACAAGACAAAAGAGGTTCAAGCAGCAGAAGGTATTAAAAGAGATAAAGCATTAAAAGCAACAAGTTCTGAGACTCGTTCAACTTCAGATTCTAGTTTAGGTGGCAAAAAAATATACCGCAGGGCTGATTTAATCAACTTGCAGGTAACTG